TACATCAGACTATCCATTAAATTTTTATCAAATAATTTTCTATTAATATTCAGTATATCAGATTGCTTAACATCGTCATAAACAACATTTAGATGTAGACCTTTTCCTACCTTAAGTGCTTTACCATCTTCGTATGCTGTGCCTGGTCCTCCATCCTCTTCTGCACCTTTATACCTATCAATACTATACAAATATTCTAATTCATTCATTATTTTTTCTAACTCATCAGGAGAGTAAAAATTTTGAATGTGGACTATTGGTAAATCAGCTACTTTAGTAAAAGTCAAATCTGACATCATCAATCTCCTTTATGTTTTTCCATCGGTATACAATGGCATCTGAAAAATACATCACCTTTGGAATTAATTCAAAACCCACTTCTTTGTTTTCTACATCAAGAGCATACAAATGTAAATCTCCAGTGTCTAAACAAACAACAGATGTAAATTTACCATTAGATGATATCTTATTATCAGATATTTTTTCTATATTATCAACCTCTCCTACAATACCAAACTCCTCACACAACACTTGTTTGATTCCATACTCTATACTTCTGGTATCAGGTATATTTTTTATATCAATATACTCAGGAAACTTGTAACTGTTCCTGATATTCAACAGTTGATTTGCCATTAGAAATAGTTAAAGTTAATGTTAGCTCTGTACTGTTGATCTGTGCATGTAGTACTGTGATGCATTTGAGTAGCATCAAACCTTAGCAAACGATTTGCAACAGATTCTACTTTTTTATCACCAATAATTGTATATCCATCATTAGTATTAAGATAGAGAATTGCTGCCTTATGTTCAAAATCATAATCATAGTGATCATGATAATGATATAGAGTCTCAGTTCTAGGATATAAATTTACCTTTACACGTAACAATGCTTTTGCTCCAAACATGAATAGGATAGGAACAATACATTGATCAAAGTGATTACTGTTTGCTCTATGATCATGATGCATAAGGTGAGTAAAATATGGATGTTTTTCTACTCCATGACCAGAGACATCAGTATTTAAAAACCATGGTGTGTTCTGAGATAACAGAATAGTATTCTGAACAATATTGAATAGATCAGGTGCTAAGTAATTGTCAATAATTTCCATTTTAAATCTCCAAAAAATCTTTGTTTAAAGGCATTGTATTATCTAATCCATACCACATAGAAAGAGTGTATCTATCTCTTTTAATTACATTTGATACACCGTGACGAAATTCCATTCCATCAAAGTAAACTGTTCTTCCAGAAAGAGGTTGAACATCTATACCTTCAATAACAGTATGACCACCAATGTAGTTGTCATTCAAATATGTTATTGAAGCTCCTGTTGTGGTTTTTCTTGTTCTATCTTTATGAAATACTTTACAAGCACCACATGGATACTTAACAATTTCAACATTCTGTAGAACAGAAAACTCTTTGTCAGTTACTTTACTTTTTACATCTTTAGCAAGATCAAGAATTTCATAATATGTCTCTGGTAAATTGTATTTACCAATCCCTCCTTTGTCCATACTAAGAACTCTTGTTTCATCCCATGTGTATGTTTTTAGGATATTGTCTTTAAAAAAACCAATTATCCTTTCTACAAAATCATCATTAATATTAATGTGTGAGATATGAATCATCTGAATGGTGCTCCGATGCTCCAACTAACAAGAGAATATCTAGTTCCCTCTGTTACCTCACGAACTCTGTGATATACAAATGCAGGAAACACTACTAATGTTCCTCTAGTTGATAGTTCTTCAGCAACCTTAGTTTCTGTTCTATTGAAATGAAACTCAAGCTCACCTCCTGTGAATTCTTTAGGATCATTTAGTAGTAATGTTGTAGAAAGTTTTCTATACTTTCCTCTCATATTTTCATTAGTGTCATCCTCTGGATAAACGTAGTGATGCTGATCTGGATGCCAGTCATAAAATTGACCAACATCATATTTTGTAAACTGTAACATCTCTGTCCAGTCCCACTGAAAATTCCATCCTGCACCTACATTAGCAGCGTCAATATATTTTTTTAAAAGATTATAAATCCAAGGTTGATCTATCCATGAGATATGTGAATTTCTTGTTTTAAATAAATCTTTCTTTTCTTCTTCTTTTACTTTTTCTACTTTATTTCTATTAATATCTCCCAACTCAAAATCTTCCTGCATACCCATTTTGATGATGCGGTCACATTGTTCTGGAGAAAAGGCATTTTGAAAATACCAATAATTATAATTAAGATTCATCAGGCTCCATTATATTGAGTGTAATCAAAATTAGGTATCTTATAAGTATACCATCCCGTTGTAATATATTTAGTTTGTGTCTTGGAAGGAACACCACGATGAACATGTGTCCAATCTACTGGCCACATAACTGTTAATCCCTTACGTGGTTGTATTTTAATCTGTTGATGAAACCACTCAGTTTCTCCACCATCAGTTACTGTGTTTAGGTATGTCATGAATACAAGATGTCTCGTTGCAACTAGATCAGACATAGTAGATCTCTCTGTGTGCCACCCAAAAAAAGCTTCACTAGGATTGTATTTTTGAATATTGAAATTAGTATTCAAACCCCAAACATCTTGATTGGTAGATGACCATGGATATTTAAGAATATATTTTTCACAGACATTACTCAACTCCCCAAGATAATCTTGTATTCTACTGTCAGGATTTCTAGGAATAACTGTAACATCAGTAGATACTTTAAAATCTTCATTCACACCAGCACCAATAGCACCTGGTTTTTTCTTTTCTGATTCTTCAAAAAAAGAAATTAAACCATCACAAATATCTTCGTTTATGTACCATCCAGAAATAAAATTTGGTGATTGTTGTGGAACATTAAACTCAATCATAATGACATGTTAAACGAGATAGCAATCTTTTCTTCACAGTCTTGTTTCTCTGTACCATGCATTATATCACTTGTAAACAATAAAAGCGAGCCAGGTAAACATGAATATTCACAATGTTGATGATTTTTTTCATTCCATTCATCTGGGTCAGGAAGCATTGTAGGACTATTAAAAAATTTTATCTTTTCATGAATACCACATTTCACATAGTAAACTCCTGCTATCACAGATCCACCATGATTATGTGGAAAAAGATAGTCGCCAGGATAGCTAATGTTTGCCCAACAATTTTGAATATGTAATGACTCTCTCTTCTTATAACCTATAGCATCTAGATATAAATTTGCATGTTTATAAAATTCATCTACAAGACCATCTAGCTCTGCTACATCAAAAATATTTTTTTCTAATCTATGTGTAGAATCTACATTTTTTAATCTTTCGCGACAAGTTCCAATACTAGAAAAAGCACCTTTGATTTGTTTCTCATAGGTGCCTAGTTTGTTATTTAAAATATTTGGTTGAAAATAAATCGCCTTTGGAAACCATAATGAAATCATAATATCTATTTAAAAATGTTGCTGCACCCACATATGTTCTTGAGGACTATACACATAATTTACTCGTTGTTCTTCAAAAGCTAAAACTTGTTTAAATGTTTTGTCCTTTTCATCCCAAATCCAACCTTTAGGATTTCTATTTGCATTTACAGTATACTCAGAAGTATCTTTATATGGAAGTTCTATTCCTCTATTGTCAGTAATTTGATTTGCCTGATATGGACACTCCCAATAACATCCTTCTTCATCTAAGATAACATGAGTTGCATTATGTCTTGGTGGAATAAAAGCATCTCTTTCATAATCATACTTACCACCAATGGCAGCATAATTTTTTCTCAAACAAGGTTTTTCATCAAACACAGGTTCAACATAATTACCATCGGCAGTTGGTGGTGGTTGAAATCTGTGATGTCCTTTACATGCATTATATGATGTTTGTTTCCAATCCCATTGAGGTGCTCCACCAAATAGTTCAGTAAGGAAATCAACTCCTTTCTGTTCTACTTCTTTACCCTCTTCATCTTTAAGAACTGCATCGTCAACTATAACGACTTCAACTACAGTTCCTACTCTATCTACTTTTGCGAAATGTGCCATGATTTTACTGGAATTTATACTTGACAATTACAATACCGCCACCACCATTACCACCTTTAGGTTCTGGATAGTTACGAGGATCTTGGTCAGCAGCACCACCGCCACCTCCTCCAAGACCACCTGTGCCAGGATTTCCGTTAGCAGTAGGAGATAGAGCACCTACTCCACCACCACCAGATCCACCATTAGGGTTATGAGGACCGCCAGGATAGTTTGCACCACCTCCACCTCCTCCATATGTAACAGGAGCTCCAGAGATTGCTGTAGTAAATCCGTTACCACCTCTTGCAGGTCCTGAGTTAGGTCTGTTATAACCATTCTGTCCTGCTTCACTGGCACCTCCTCCACCACCAGAAGTACCATTCTGTTGGTTAGCACCATATCCGCCAGGATATCCTTGACCAGATGTACCTGATCCACCAGGTCCTTCACCTGCTCCGTCAGTACCATTACCGCCACCAGAACCACCTGATTGACCAGGTTTATCCTGTTGACCACCTCCACCGCCACCAATAGCGGTTTGTGTTCCTAAGGAACTATTTGAGCCAGGAGATCCAGCAGAGTTACCAGTTCCTCCAGTTCCTCCACCACCAACATTTACTGAATAAGATCCAGCAGATACAGCGTAATTGAAACCATCAGTTTTTAAAACACCACCAGCTCCACCGCCTCCGCCAGAACCAAAGTTGTTAAAGTCTCCTGAAGCGAATCCACCGCCACCGCCACCACCTGCAACGACAAGGTAGTCAACTGTGTTACCAAAGGGTTGAGTAGAATCTCCAACCTCAGTTACAACAAAAGCTCCTGCACTATTGAAAGTATGAACACGAAAATCACCATCGTTTTGGATTGCTCCTCCAGATGCTACAATAAAACCACCACCTGCACCGACAGCAGCTTTCCATTCTGTACCATCATACACCTCAATACCACCCTCTTCAGAGTTGTAAATCATCATACCAGTTGATGCTGATAGTGCGTTTCTCTGAGAGTTAGTATATGATGGTAAATTTAGTGTCCCTGTAATGTTTAGGGTTCCAGCATTTAATGTAGACATAGTTTTTTATTGCCTTTGTGTTTCTTGCCAAATGAGTTCGCCATCACTATTAGGAGCATAAACATAAATTTTCTTTGCTTCTGGTTCCCAGCATATCGCTCCTTCTTCTGCTCTTGGCATATTACCAAGACCATGAATAGGTAGGTCTACTGAAACGCTTGGATTAGCTGTGTTAACTGTTAACTTAGCAGGAATGAATGGCATAGTAAAAGTCTCCTATAGTCTTATTTATAGAATATTCCAAACACCACCAGAACTGATAGTGACGGTATATCCACTTGAAATTGTGATAGGACCATATGATGCAGCGTTGTCTGCACCACCTATTGTAAGATTCTCAGAAATGCTATTTCTGTTTCTCTTAACAACACCATAGCTATCTAGGTATTGTGCGTCTGCATTGACACGGGTGATACCTCTAATGTTTGCTTCACCATTAACATCTAATGTATAAGAAGGATCTGATTGATTAATACCAACCTTAGATAATCTGTATATATCAGTTGCGTTAGAAGCTTCTGTCCATCTGGAAGTTACAAACTCAGCATTGTTTTGGAAGAGTTGACCATTGAAGTTAACATCACCCTCAACATTAAGTTTGTAATTTCTAACAGTGTTGGTTTCTGGATCAGTTCCAGAATGTGCTGTTGTGTTAATTGCAACAGCATTGACGTCTCCCTTAATTTGGAATGCAGGAGTTGAATTCCAGTTATCATTACCATTAGAACCAGATGACTGAATTGCAAACAGATGATTACCTGTTGTCTGCTGACTTATTCTAAAGCTTCTATAGTTGGCAGCACCAAACATAGTAATAAATGTACCAGAGTTATCATTACCATTGTCTAGGAAAATACCTTCTTGGAATAGAACTTTCTTATCAGCTTCAATCGCATAATTTGTTCCACTGTTCTCAATCTTAAGACCACCATCACCTTGAATGATTAGTTTGTTAGATGAGTTATTACGGAAGATAAAGTCTCTATCTGATGCTCTACCATTGAATACCCAGTGTGCTCCCTGACCAGGAATAATACTACTTGGATTTCCAGTTGAGAGGAACATCATCGCATGAGAAGAATCATCATAATAATTGTCTCTGACATCAAACAGTAACATGTGGTTAGTGCCACTAACACCTGTTCCACCACCCTGTATTCTTAGAGCAGCAGTATTACCACCCTTAACTTCAAGACCAACTGCAGCATCTAGTGTTGTACCAACGTTAATACCAACACTATCACCAGATACATCAACAAGTAAAGTGTCAGTATCTACTGCAAAGTCATCTGTGACTGTTGCTTTACTACTAAATGTGGCATCACCAGAAACACTCAATGTAGATCCAACACCAGTAATACTCAACGATCCAGACATGCTATCGCCAGCCTTAAGAACGTTTAGAGAAGCAGAACCAGTTAAGTTTGCAGTGATTGTTCCAGCAGAGAAGTTACCAGAAGCATCTCTTTTAACAGCAGTGCTTGCTACATTAGTAGATTGGAATTCAATATTACCTGCGTTCCAAACAACGTTACCATTAATATTAAAACCATCAGCATTTGCAACTAAACAGTTTAGAGTACCAGAACCATCAGTAGCATTACCACCTGTTGCAACTAAACCTACGTTGTAGTTAGCTGCAGATACAGAAGAGTTAAAGTAAACGCCAGGTGAGGATGCAATACTATCTTTTCTACCTAATCTTAAGTTTGCAGTACCACCATCACTCTCTAACTTAGCAACTTGAATAGTATTACCATCCTCAAGTGTAAAGTCTTGGAATGTTTTTCTATCAGCTGCTGTACCGATTGTTTCAGCACCAATAAAGTTACCAGTAATTAATCTACCAATAATGATTGTAAAGTCATTACTATTATCTGGATCGTTGTTGACAATAATATTATCAATAGCAATAGTACCTGTACCCTGACTATTTGCGTCATATAAGTTGACGTTAGAACCAGGTGTAAATGGTGTTGTATTTAATATTAAACCAGAAATATAAATTCTAAATTTAGGATCTCCATTAAATGATTTGATTGTTAAGTCATCTTGTATAATCTTAGATGACATAAATTCTGGAAGTCTATTATTGGATAGAGTTCCTTCATTAATGTTTAGAGCATTTTGATACCAATAACCTTGTTTGTTATCAAGTCTGTCAGCGTCTAACTCAGATCCGATACCATCATTTAATGATGACCATATCTTTGCCCAAGATCCAAAGGTTGTAACACCTGTTCCAGATCCACGAAGATACATGTT